AGACTTTCGATGAATTACTTTTTGAACTTTCTGAAAGAAAGGCTATGAGCACTTTTGACAGAAAAAAAATTGGAAAGAGAATGTCACGAATGATGAAAAGTTCTGCTGTCAAAGCAAAGATTGCAAGAGCTAAACTAAAAAAGGCAAGTGATTCAAAACTGAAACAGAGAGCAAACAAAGCTGCAAAGTTTTTAATCATTAAGAAGTTTACTGGTCTGGATGCAACTGCATATGCAAACTTGCCTCTTGTACAAAGACAAATGATTGATAATAAAATTTTAGCGAAAAAAGGTGCTGCACTTAAAAAGATTGCTACAAAATTATTACCGAAAGTAAAAAAGTCAGAAATAGAAAGACTGCAAAAAGCAAAACAGTCTAAACAGGATGCTGAATAATGAAAACATTTAAAGACATCAGTGAAGCTCGTGGTGACACTGCCGTATTTACATTCGGTAGATTTAACCCACCAACGATAGGACATGAGAAACTTTTAGATAAAACAGCAGCAGTTGCAAAGAAGAATGCCGGCGCACCATATTATATTTTTGCATCACATTCTGAAAACCCAAAGAAAGACCCATTACCGTATTCTAAGAAAATTGCATACATGAAGAAGATGTTCCCAAAACATTCAAGAAATCTTCTAGTATCAAAAGCAAGAAATGTATTTGAGATTGCAATGATCCTTTACAATAAAGGACACAAATCAATTGTCATGGTTGCTGGTTCTGATAGAGTTGCAGAGTTTGACAAACTACTTAACACATATAATGGTGTTGAAGCAAGACATGGTTATTATGGTTTTGACAATATCGAAGTTGTATCTGCTGGTGAACGTGATCCAGATGCAGAGGGTGTTACTGGAATGTCTGCATCGAAGATGAGAGCAGCTGCATCTGCAAATGAATTTGACCAGTTCAAACTTGGATTACCAACAAACTTTAAACAGGGAATGACTTTGTTTAAAGATGTTCGTAAATACATGGGTATTCGTGAGTCATTTATTCCAGTGGAAGATACCATAACTGAAGAAGAAATATTTAGAGATTTATATATTCGTGGTGAGATACTAACCATTGGTGAAGAAGTTACTGATTCATATTCTGGTGTCTGTGGAAAGATTGTTCGTAGAGGAACAAACTATGTTACCTTTGCAGAAGAAAATGGAGATACACATAAGAAGTGGTTGTACGAAATCCAAGAGATGACAACTGGACAACTTATCAAACGTGTCATGGCCAAAACTACAAAGAAAAAAGGTTATGATAGAGCAGTTGAAATTATGAAATCTGTTATTGATAGAAAACATAAAGAATCAGGTGGAAAACTAAAACACGGTATTAGTTATTACGCACAACAAATTGCAAGAACACTTACAGGTATTGATGGTAGAGAACTTGGGAATGCATTTACAAAAGCTCATCCTAAACTCACAGAAGAAAATCCATGTTGGGATACTCACAAACAAGTTGGAATGAAAAAGAAGAACGGTAAGATGGTGCCGAACTGTGTTCCAAAAGAAGAGGTTGTTGCAGAAAAAGAAGATAAAGATATTGGGAAGAGAAAAGGTACACAACCAGCAAAGTATTATGCAAAAGATGCTGAGGGTGATAAGATGGCAAAGTCTACCAAACAGGCTCGTGCAAGACATTTTGCAAAGGGTTCTGCAAAAGATGACAGTGATGACAGTGCATATAAACCAGCGCCAGGCGATAAGTCTGCAAAAACTAAACCATCAAAGTACACAAATAAAATGAAAAAGATGTTCCCAGATTTATATAAAGAAAAGGCACCTGATACACAAGATGCAATGAAAAGATACAAGGCAGGGAAAGCTGGATTTGGTGATATTACACACCTAAAGGCAAAAGGATTGATTCCTCGTTCTGATGGTACAAAACGAAAATCAGATAAGTATGAAGATGCTCGTGAAATTGGAACGGATGCAAGAAGGGAGTTACATCAAGATATGACGCCAGGACAGAAAGTAATTAAGTTTTCAGAACATACCAATTGTGGTACACCTGATTGCTGTAATGAATGTGAAACCTCAAGTTTGATTGAGTCTAACATTTATCGTGTGGGTTCAGAAAAGTATTATGAGTTTTTCCAAGAGAAAAGAGATGCATATCAAGTTGGTGTATATGAACCAGTAGGATTTGATAAAGAACTAATGGAAGGTGACTTAGGTAGGTTTGATATGTATCAAGGACAACATGTTCCACTAGATTGTCCTATGATGTTTGAAGAAAAAGATGTAGAATTAAATAAACCTAAAGTCGGTGGGCCAAAGAAATACTATGTGTATGTAAAAGACCCAAAGACAGGTAATGTCAAGAAGGTTACATTTGGTGATACAACTGGACTGAAAGTTAAATTAAGTGATAAAGAAGCACGAAAGAATTTTGCTGCAAGACATAATTGCGACCAACAAAAAGATAGAACCAAGGCAGGATATTGGAGTTGTAATCTTCCAAGATATGCAAAACAACTTGGTTTGAGTGGTGGGGGTAATTTCTTTTGGTAAAACCCTATACTCAAACTTATGATAATGGAGTTATTATCAGAAAGTTTGAAGATGATATAGAAAGTGAAGAACTGGTATGGCATAGAGATAGACATACTAGAGAAGTTACAGTTTTAGATGGTGACGATTGGAAGATACAATTAGATAATAAGTTACCAGAAGAATTAGTAAAAGGAAAGATTTACAAGATACCCAAAATGGAGTATCATAGAATAATAAAAGGAACAGGGCAACTTGTCGTAAAAATTTGGGAAGAAACAAATGACTAGATATTCAAGAACTATGAGAGACATTCTAATGGAGATAAGAGGTCTATTAGATGAGAATGCTTTCAAAAAATTGCAATTTGTTGCTAAAGACCTTGCAAAACTTGCCGCAAAAGACAAGAAGGGTATGGACTATAAGGACTATATGAAAGCTGCAGCAATGATGAAAACAGGAAAGGTAAAAGAACTTAAAAAGTTTGTAAATGATTTAGATACCGCTCCAAGAGAAGTTATTATAATGAGAGTAGCAAGAGAAATGGGTAATGCTACAGCCGAAAGAATTTTTAATGTTCGTATTAATGAAGCTACTGGTTTTCCACCGACATTCCCAGATATTCCATGTCCAGAGTGTGGAAAGAAAGAATGCACTTGTATTGTTAAAGAAGCATTTGCATCACGCCGACCAGGCAATCAAATGTCTGACTTGTATAAGTTATACAACCTTGCAATGAAAACAATGCCTGGTTCTCCAAAACAAAAAGAGATTGAAAAGAAAATAACTGCATTAAGAAAAGAACTCAAGTTGGATGAGAAACTAGGTAAAGATGCTGACGCTGGTGATTACATAGATGACTTCAAAAAATCTGATGCACCACAGTTCAAAGGTAAGTCAGATAAGAAAAAGAAAGATATGGCAATCGCTGCATACCTAGATGCAAAGGACAAAAAAGAAGAAGTTGAACTTGATGAGGCAAAGTATGACCTCTACCACAAAGATTTTTCATCTGCAATGCAACACGCATATGCGATGGCAAAGAAACTTCATGGTATTACAATTGATCCAAAAGAGATTGATGACAAAGTTGCAACAGGCCCTAAAAAACCATCTAAAGGTAAAACTAATAGTTATAGACTAAAGGGTAAAGGTGGTGCAATCCAAGTACAAGTTGCAAATCTTGATAATAAGAAATTTGAGTTAAATATGTACAAAGAAGAAGTTGAACTTGATGAGGATGCAGATAAGTCTTTAAAAAAGAAGGCAGACGCTTCTGGTATTTCACTGAGTATTTTGAAGAAGGTATTCGATAGAGGTGTTGCCGCATGGAAAGGTGGACATCGACCAGGCACAACACCTGTACAGTGGGCCCATGCAAGAGTTAACTCTTTTATTTCTGGTGGTAAGACAAGAACCACTGGTGATGCAGACTTGTGGAAACAACATAAAGGAAAATCTGAAGAAGTTAAAGTTGATGAAAAGTTTATGTCAAGAAGACCTTCTTCCAAAGAAGTTAAAATGGCAATAGGTATTGCAAATGACCCTCGTTATAAGGGTGGTAATATGACAGGTGCAGTTAAGGCTATTGAGAAAATTAGAGATGGATTATCAAAGTATCCAGAAGTTGAAGCTGCTTTGCGAAAAGCAAATGAAAATCTTGATGAAGGTATGAAGATGAACGATCCTAAGTTGCTTAGAGTCTTTGATAAACTGAAGAAAGGTTCTACTGTTAAAATCAAACACGACTCTTCAATAGAGAAGGGTAAAGATTTTATTGAGTATATTGTCAAGTCTAAGAATATGGTTCGTAAAGGTACAGTAGAAAAGATTACTATGGCAAGAAAAGATAGTCCTACTAGTGCAAAAAGATATTTATATAAAAGAGATGGAAAAGTTACAATGGCTTTCGGAGATATGGCAGTATCGCCTGTAGATATCAAAGAAGAACTTGATGAAGGAATGAAGTATACTCATGTTGCAGTTGATAAAAAAGGATTGGTTATTGGATTTGCATCTGATGAAAAAGATGCAAAAGATATGGCCAGAAGAAATGATGGTAAAGTTGTAAAACTAAAGAAACCTATGTCAGACAAAAAAGGTGACATGATGGTGAACCGTCCTTTCAAAGAAGAAGATGAAAAGAAGATGGACAAACCAGATTCTGCCAAGGCAGTAGATCAGGCACGAGATGATAAGAAGAAAACTCGTATCGCACAGTTGCAGTTGCAGATTGCAAAGGCAACAGAAACAATTAATAAACTAAACACACAGGAGAAACCAGATGCCTAAGTATCTAAAAACTAAAGAAGGTAGTCTTGAAAGTGCAGTGGAGTCGGTTTCTACTGCAAAGAAAGACGAAGGATTTGCAAGTGACGCTCAAAGAAAGGCTGCATTTGCTAGTGGTTATAAAGAACCAAAAAACAAAAAGAAAAAAGAAGAAGGTAATGCTTTCGGTGCTGCCCTCCAAGCTGCAAAAGAAAAGGGTGAAAAAACCTTTACTGTTGCTGGAAAACAGTATGATGTAAAAACTGAAGAGGGAAAACTTGATAAAGTAAATCCTACTGCCGTCAAGAAAAAGTTTGATGACAGAAAAGACAAAGATATTGACAATGATGGTGATGTTGATGACTCTGATAAGTTCTTGCACAAAAGACGCAAGGCGATTTCTAAAGCAGTTAAAAGTGAAGAAGTCAACGAGAAAGTTGAGTATGTTGAGTACAAGTTCAAAAACAAAAATGATGCAATGGCAGCAAAGAAGATGCTTGATGCAGTTCAGTTGATGGGTTTTGATGTCAATGATGATGGTGCAAGTCAAGGTGAACTCACAGTAGATGCTGGTAACAAAGATATGACTAAGTATCATAAAGAAATTATGAAGAAGTTTCGTCCAAAGGTTTTGACGCAAGAAAAGAAAGAGGAAGTCAAAGAAGAAATGACTCTTGCTATGAAAGCGGCACAATACATTTCTAGTATGTGGGCAGAAGCTGCAGCTGAAAAAGATGGTGTGAAAACAAAATCTGAACTCCATGATATGGATAAGGATGAAAAGAAAAAAAACAAAACTATGACAGGTAAAGAAATGTCAAAGGTTGAAGTGACACCAAAGGATAAAATGTAACAATGAAATATCTTGTGGAACTCACAAATATTGAAGAAGCAGAGCTTCCACAGATTTACTGTGATATGGACATGGTTTTATGTGACTTCATTGGTGGGTATGAAAAACTCACTGGTTTAGAATTTGCAAAAACTGATAAAGATGAGCGCTGGAAAGCAATCACTGGAAAGAAAGATTTCTGGGCAACATTGGATTGGATGCCTGGCGCTCAAGTAATGTGGAAGTTGATAAATAAATATCAAGCAAACATTCTGTCTGCATACTCTAATAGAGATGCGAACAGTAGGCCAGGCAAGAAAAAGTGGTTATCACGATTTGCAAAACCTACTGGT